ATTCAGTCACAAACACCGACTGCAATATCTCGCGGCAGCACAACAACCTGGACAGTGCCATACACTCATAGCTTTGCCGCAAATGACAGAGTCAAGGCTGTCGGATTTACTGCAGCAGATTATAACCGCGAACAGACCATCAGCTCGGTGACTGAGACAACCATTGTCACTGATTTTGATAGCAGCGCGTTGTCTGACCCTACGACCTTTGGAACATTGAACACCATGGTCGACTTATTCAATGCCGGATGGCAGGAATACATCCTGGTCGATTCAGCAGTCAAATGCTTAGTTAAGTCTGAAGATGATCCGACTGCAATGCTTGTTTTAAAAGGCCAGCTTCGCGAAAGAATATTTGACATGTCGGAAACACGCGATTCCGGAGAACCTCCGCGTGTCACTAATGTAAACAGTTACGAATCTTATTTTCTTTACTGATGAGCAGACCGTCTTTTACTGAGATCCAGGCACAGGAAGATTCTGTGAACAGGCTGCAGAAAAATATAAAGACTGCAATCAATCCTGTTCTAGCACTCCCTTTTTCTGCTGGAGTCCATAAAAAAGACATTGCAATCACAACATCCGACACACTGGTCAACCATGGTCTTGACAGGCAGATGGTCGGATATTTTGTGACCAAACAGAATGCTGATACCAACATATTTGTCAGCACTACTACAAACACGCTGCCGAATCGTCAGGTCATTCTAAAGGCAGGCAGCTCAGTTACTGCAGACCTTTTCTTTTTTTAAGCCATGACTGCTGGAACTAATATTACAGACATTACGAAAAGCACGGTCAGCGTAACACCAGGACCGACTTGGGCGACGAATCTGAACACCTCGCTTGATGCCATAGACAACCATGACCACACCTCAAACAAAGGTGTGCGGATAACACCAGCAGCAATGAATATTAATGCTGCATTAGAGTTTAATGGCAACAACGCCCTGGAACTGAAACAGGTTGCACTAGAGAATCAAAGCAGCCAACCGACTGACCAAAGCCGCTCGATGTATGCTTTTGGCGGAGAGTTGTATTACCGAGATCCGAGCGGTAATCAGGTGCAGATCACTTCAGGCGGATCTGTGAACGCTGGCGGATCAATAACAAATTTAAGTTCACCGGCTGCAGCAAACTATGTCAGCGCCCAGGATCTCTTTACTTGGTTCCATAACCAGAGCGGTAATGAATACGCCAAGATGGCGCACTCCGATATGTTGCTTTACAAGTACAGCAGTGACGGCAGCGGAACCACTGATTATGTGGTCGTCAAATACACAGCAACCGGCAGCGCCGCCGAGCTGACCCTGCCAAATGAAACTGCAACGGTGCTGACCACGGCAACATCCTACGCAGGCGGAAACTTATCAATCACCGCATCTGCCGGTCAGATTGATCTCAGCAGCAGCTCCACATTAGATCTCGCAACCAGCGCCGGAAATTCCAACATAACACTCTCGCCAAATGGAAGTGGTGAAGTTGTCATTGGAAACGGTGGAGCCAGCGGCAAACTTTCCAGCAGCGGAGATTTTGATCTAGTTCTGGAAACCGGCAACAGCACAACCGGCAACATTACTCTGACAGACGGTGCAGACGGTGATATCACATTGACACCAAATGGCGCTGGAGTTGTTGCAGTAGGGACAAAATTAAAAGTCACAGGAAACGAAATCCTGGCGTCTGACGGTGGCACTGCGATCACCATGGACACCAGTGACAATGTAACGATAGGCGGCGATTTGACTGTAACCGGTAACGACATCAAAAGCAGCGGCGCAACTGTTATGACCATGAGTGGTGCAAATATGACTTTTGCAGGAACCGTGACCTTAAATGCAAATCCGTCTGCCAATCTTCAGGCAGCAACTAAACAATACACAGATTCACAGGCAATCGTGTTTGCCATAGCCCTTGGGTGACCTATGAGTTCATTTACTCGATTTGAAGCAACGTCTGCAGGAACAATCTACACTGCAGATTCTACCGACGTTATTATTGGAATCCTCGTTAGTTGCACTCATGCAACCACAACGGCAAAGGTGGATCTGACTCTTTCAGGGACATCACTAGCTACAGATTTAGAAATCCCACCAGGAGGTTCCGTGGAACTAGTTCAGGGCAAACTGGTTGCTCAAAGTGGAGATGCACTGGTCCTGGCAGTCGATGCAGGCACGGTTGCAGTCTATGTCTCAGTCTTAGATTCAGCATCATAGGAGATTATATGAAACGAATAGGAGCAGGAGCATTTGAATCGGGTCAACCGATTGCCGCGAAAGGTGACAAGTCTGGAGTCACAGGACACGTTAGTTCTGTGTTCTCAGGGGTCTTGAGAAACCCCTCTCAAGTGAATAGTGATGTTGTGATTTCCTCAGACGAGAACTGTGTGGTAGCAGGACCACTGACCATAGGTAGTTCAGGAAGTCTTACGGTGAATGGCGTTTTGGTGATCGTATGAGTGTAATTCAAGATAATTCAATTACTAGCAACAACATTCAGCCTGCATCTGGTCAAGCATTAACGATCAAAGATGAAGGTGGAACTGCAAGTATTACTGTAGCCACTAATGGTGAAGCGACGTTTGCGGAAAATATAATCATTGGCACGGCAGGAAAGGGGATTGATTTTAGTAATCAAACAGATTCAACAAGTTACACACCTTCTTCAGAAATTTTGGATCACTACGAAGAAGGAGTATGGAGTCCTGGGGGAACTAATGTTGCTGGGAACAGCACTGGCTCATATACTAAAATCGGGAATGTTGTTCATATTTCTGGTTATGTTGAAACAACGGGTAGCGCAAATTCATTCACTGGTCTTCCGTTTACTGCAAACTCAAATAGCAAATTGGTAGGTGGTGGAATAACCAATGACCAAAACCAAAGTTCTGACAAACAATTTGGTGTGCAACCGTCGGCAGGAAATACAACTTTTATTTTATTAAATTCATCAAGCACAGTTACCATAACATCTGGCAATCGTTTTTATTTTTTCGCAACTTATTTTATATAAAAAACTATGGCATTAACCAAAAGAACAATCACAGACAAAATTGAGTCTGTACGAGTAAAAGATCATTATGTTCTTCAGGTTCGTGAAGCAGTTCAAGTTCTTGAAGATGGTAACTTACTTTCACAAAACTACCATCGTTATGTTCTTAATCCAGATGCAGATACTAGCACCATATCTGATCCAGTAGTCCTAGCCCAATTTAATGCAATTATGACTGACGAAGTAAAGCAGAACTACCAAGCATTCTTAGCATCCCAAACTGATCCTGAATAATGTCTAGCGATTTAAAAGTTACTAACATAAAACACGAGTCATCTAGCAGTAACAATCTGGTGCTGGGGAGTGATGGTAATTTAAGTATAACGAATACTTTAAGTGCAGGGACTATTGGGAGTGGTGTTAAAGTAGTAAATGCAATAGACACTTTTAAAATTACTGAATCACACCTTGGATCCTCTGGAAATGCAATAACAAGCATTGCATTTTCAAACACTTTTTATACTCCTGTAAGTGGAATCG